ATCAGAAAAATTTGGTGCTTTAAATGAACAACAAGTTAAACAAGTTGAGGATTTAAATGACTCGATTGTTAGACTTAAAACTTCATTTTTTAATATTTCAAATCAAATAGTTGCTAATCTTTCACCAGCATTAACAGGAATGATTGATGATTTTAATGAGTCATTAACTACAACTGAGGATGGTGAAGAAAGAATACAGACAGTTGCTAAAAATACTTCTGATGCAATTCTAACAGCGGTTCAAAATTCTATTAGTGGAATTATTTCATTAATCGCTAGCTTTGAAGATTTAAAAATAGCTGTAAAAGGATTCATGGCATCACCTACCGATATGATTAAAGGTATGGATGATCTAAATGAGAGATTTGATACACAAAGTACAAAAATTAGTGAATTAAAAAAAACAATAGCTGAGTTAAAAGATGAAACAGACAAAGGTTTTATACAATCAACAAGAGATAAAGCTAAAGCTGGAGAACTAGAGACTCAATTAATTGGTTTAGAAATTAGATTTAAAACTCTTACTGATTTTATAGAAGAATTAAACGAACAGGGATTTGGTGCATTTAGTGAAACTGCAAATTTACTAATTGCAAAATTAGAAAACTTGAAAAATTCATTTCAACCAGTTTCACAAGAAATAGAAAAAACCAAAGAAAAGACCACTGAAACAAATGAAGAATTACAAGATTTTAGTCAAAATGTAAATACTATCAGTGGTTCATTAGAAGAATTACAAACAGAATTAAAATCAGTATTTCAACCAGAATTAGTTGAAACATTTCAATTGAAATTATCAAATCTAAGAGTACAAGGTTTTGAATTTTTAATAAAAACAGTTGGCGGACTAGCGGAGACAACCTCTAAGACTTTCACTGATATGTTATTTGGAGTAAAGAGTTTAAGTGTTGGTATGAGGGAATTAGCAAGAAATATTGTTATGCAACTTGTTCAAGGTTTAATTCAAATAGGATTACAAGTATTTATCTTTGATCCTCTCTTAAAGAAAATTAGAAGCATGGCAGATGAAGAAAAGAAAGTGAATGATCAACTGAAAACTCAAATAGGCTTGCGTTTAATCTTAGCTTTATTCGGTGGTGGTCGAGCTAGTGGTGGTAAAGTAGAAGGTTCTGGAAATAGAGCCGATGGTGGTTATGTTCAAGGTTCAAGACCAATGGGTGGAGCTACTGGTTATGGTAAGGCTTACATGGTAGGAGAACGAGGTGCTGAATTATTTGTACCTGATCAAGATGGAACAATTATTCCTAATGATAAATTAGGCACTACCAATAATGTGAATATAACAATTATGGCTAATGATACAGAAGGTTTTGATGATCTCTTGATTAAAAGACGATCAACGATTATTAATGTTATTAACGATGCACTTAATTCACAAGGTAGAGAGGCTTTAGTTTAATGAGCGGTACATATCCAACAACTCCAGAATTTAGATCAATGAGTTTTAGTAGTGAGCAAAAAACTATTACATCTACTACTGACTCTGGAAAAATGTTTAGCGTTCAAGTTGATGGACAACGATTTAAATTTTCAGCTAGTTATCCACCAATGAGCAGAACAGATTTCGCACCTGTACTAGCTTTTATTATGAAACAACGATCACAAAAAGAAACATTTCAAATAACATTGCCAGATTTAAAAAATGCTAAAGGAACTGTCTCTGGTACTGTTTTAGTAAATGGTTCTCATACTGCTGGAGACACAACAATTACTGTGGATGGAATGACTGGTAATTTATTGGCTGGCGATCTTATTAAGTTCTCGCATGATAAGGTATATATGATTGTGGCTGATGTCACTGCTGATGGATCAAATGAAGCAACTTTAACTATTGAGCCACCATTACGAGAAGCATTATCTAATGACTCTAGTGTGACTTATGACAATGTTCAATTTACAGTAAGATTAATAAATGATGTTCAACAATTTAATGTAGCACTAGACAATTTTTATAGATACGAAGTTGATTTCATAGAGGCTCTGTAATGGCTAGAGGTTTATCATCTGATCTTTTAACAGAACTATCCACTAATAATATTAAACCTATTCTATTAGTAGAAATATTATTTCCAACACCTCAACGATTAACAAATCATTACAAAGATATAACACATAACTCTAATACTTATTCTGCATCAGGGCATTTATTAAATATTACAGCTAAATCAGAAAACGCAGAATTAGATGTAGCTAATTTCACTGTTAGACTTTCTGCTGTTGAAAGTGCATTTACATCTATCTTATTAAATAACAATGTGTCAAATGATGAAGTCACGATTGACATAGGATTATTAAATGGTTCAGATGCGTTAATTGACACTTATCAATTTGATAAAGGTTATATTGAAAGTTTCAGAATAAATACTGACAAGGCAACCATCGATTTAATTTGCACTTCTCATTTCTCTGATTTTAGTCGAGTCGCAGGTCGTAAAACAAATGAGGGAAGCCAACAAAGATTTTTTCCTAACGATCGAGGAATGGAATTTGCTGGTTTAACAGTGCAAGATATTTTATGGGGAAGAAGTAATTGATTGATGAAGTTGTTGATTTTTTTCAATCATTTAAGAAATATCAAGATATTCCAACTCAGGTAATTAAGAACCAAATTCAACCGAGCTTCTATCATCATCAATATAAGATATTTAGAGATCAGGAAATAACAGGATTTTTAAATTGGGCATATTTAAACGATATGACAAAAACAAAATTTACAAGGCATGGAATTATTGATTATGGAAATTGGAATTGTGGCGATAATCTTTGTTTTGTACATTTACTTTGTAGAAAAAATTTAAGAGATATGATTAAGTGGGCTAAGAAACATTTTGGTTCAGATATGCAATATGATAAACAAGTGGCTTGGATTAGAATTAATAAAGATATAACAAAAGTGATGAGGATTACAAATAAATGGGGCAGGTAGTAGATTTTATATCAGATGTTGCACAGAAGGTTGTTTCATGGTTTATTGATATACCTGAGATACCTGATACACCTGAAGTTGAAGAGATTAGGGGTACTCAGCTCAATAAACAATCAAACAATGCTCAAATCCCTGTAATTTATGGAGAACGATTAGTTGGTCTTACTAGGGTATTTATTGAAACATCTGGAACTGACAATACTTATCTTTATGGTGCAGGTATTATTTGTGAGGGTGAAATCAATGCCATTACAGAAATTCAAGTTAATGATAGTCCTGTGACTTTCTCTGGTGGTTTTGCCGATGGTACAACCATTACTTCTAATGATAGTAGATATGGTACAACAATCCAGATACAACCTTTTTATGGTACTGATGGACAATCAGAGTCATCCCTTTTAAATAATCTTACTAGTTGGTCTAGTGAAAACAGACCATTAAGTGGACTATGTTATATTGCATTTCGTTTTGAATGGGATGCAGACAAATATACAGGCATACCTAATATCAAAATAAAAATACAAGGTCGTAAAGTTTCTACCTTTGATAGTGGGGGAAGTGAAACAACTGGAGTTTATTCTACAAATCCTGTTTGGTGTTTATTAGATTTTTTAAGAAATGAAAGATATGGAAAAGGTATTGCTACAACAGATTTGGATATATCAAGTTTTTATACTGCATCTACTGTGGCTGACAGCACAGTCACTTATTATGGATCAACGACTGGTAAATTATTTGAATGTCATGCAGTCATTAACACCAATAAAAAAATACTAGAAAACGTCAAAGTGTTTTTAAAAGGAATGCGAGGACTACTTCCTTATGTTCAAGGAAAATTTAAACTCTTAATTGAAAGCACAGGAACAGCAACCTTCTCTTTAAACGAGGATAATATTATTGGTGGAATTAAATTAGAGAGTGAACGAAAAAATGAAAAGTTTAATAGAGTTGTTATTAATTATATTAATCCTGATAAAAATTATCAAGCCGATACAGTTGTCTATCCTGAGACAGATGCAGATCATCAAACATTAAAAACTGCTGATGGTGGTTTCTTGCAAGAAGCTAATGTTACCTTAGACACTATTAATAATCCCTATCAGGCTTTACAGTTTGGTAAAATTATTCTTAATCGATCAAGAAATAATTTGAAACTATCTTTAAAAGCTAATTA